CAACCATTACCCCCAGTAGCGCTATTAATCCTATCCCCTGGTATGTCGTTAGAGCCTCGAGATAGGAAATTGAGTTTACTACAACTTTAAATCTTCTTCTGCCATGTGACAAAAAATACCACATTGAATGTCTTGTTCTTGTGGATAATTACCAGCGTCAGCAGGCAATTCATCTAAATACACATCTTTTAATACTGTTTGTTTCTTTTTGCGTTCTAATTTAGCCATACGGTCAAACTGTACTGGAAAGTCTACTTTAATCTTATTCCAATAGCCTTTACCGCCTTTTACGCAGCCAATACAGTTGTTATTGTGATAGCCTAATTTATACATTGTAGGTAGCTCTATACCAGCGTTTTGAAGCATTGCAAGGCAATCTACCTTACCAAGGCCTTTATCAATTAACGGGGCTATGGCATCAATATTGTTAGCATCAAGAAAGCGGTCATAGCGGTCTTGTTCTTCCATTGTGTAACCAAATACTTGAATGTCTGTAGGTTTTTCAAATTTAAGCCTAACATCCTTTTTTAACTTACGAGTACATGGGCTTGCACCTTTAATATTCATAGCTGAAGTTTCAAAAGTCTTATAAATAGACCTTTCATAGCGGTCATTACCTAAAATTAGTATCTTTTGACCAAACCATGTTTCGCAATCAGCAAGAAATCGTTTGTTATCTGGGTGTTCTTCTATTACCTCTGTATATACAATAAGCACTTCTTTGTCTTTATATTCAGCCAAAGCAAGTTTTGTAGCTACGGCACTAGCAGCGCCACAACTAAACCAACAAACAACTCTATTCATCTTGAACACCAAAAGCGTTGTGTTTTGGCAACAACTCAGGCCATATTAAATAAAAGTTCTTTGGAAATAAATCTTGCCTAGTTACTAGCCCATGACTAGCTTCTTCAATTCTTGCTCCTAAAAGCATAAATTTATCAGCTGGTATACCCCTTATACGCCAGTTAGATACGGCTGCTGGGTCTACTTTGCACATTCTTGCTACCTTTGCAGTACCACCTAAAAGGTCAATCATTGCTGTGTCTGTAAGTTTTAATTTAATGTCCATTCACAGAGTTTAACTTAAATGTTGTTTATTTGCATAGACTTTACTTTTTTAATTTACTTGTGTTAATATTCTTCTATAGCAATTTTGCTATGCCATTAAAGGGGAATTTTATGGGTGAATTAAACCAACTAATGCTAGAGCATGAAGAATTTTTAGAGTCAGCTTTAGATGACATGGAATATGGTGGTGAGCTTACACAAGAACAAGTGGACTGTATTCGTCAAGCTTGTGGCAAACCTAAACACAATGTAGTGCTTAAAAGTTTGTTTGATGACTTTGGCACAATCTTTGGGGGCAAACATGCTTAATCATTCCGATAGTATTGCTAATTTAGCTGATGCACTATCAACCGTACAAGGCAAACTTACTTATGCTAAGAAAGATTCTGCTAATCCTTTTTTTAAAAGTAAATATGCTGACCTTGAGTCTGTTTGGGATGCTTGCCGTGATTTGTTGGCTCATAACGGTTTATCTGTGGCTCAGTTCCCTGGGACTTATTCAGACCTAGACAAATCTATGTCTTTAACAACAATTTTAATGCACGGGTCAGGCGAATGGATTAGCCATGAAATGTCTGTACCTGTTAGCAAAGTAGACCCACAAGGCGCTGGTTCGGCTTTAACTTATATGCGTAGATACGCATTAGCAGCAGTAGTAGGAGTAGTGCAAGCAGACGATGACGGTAATGCCGCTTCGTCACCTAAACCAGTAGTAAAAGCAAAGGAAATTTAATATGGCCTATACACCAAAGCCAAATAGCGGCTCACTCTTTAAAAACACTCGCAAGGTTTCTGAGGTGCACCCAGACTATACAGGCTCAATCATGCTTGAAAATGGCAAAGAGCATTATTTGTCTGCATGGGTAAAAGAAGGAGCTAAAGGTAAATTTTTTAGCATATCTATTGGCAAAGCAAAAGAGCCTGTTGGGTTTAAGCCTGCTGGTAATGACGAAATTATGGATGATGTACCGTTCTAGGAGTTAATATGAAAACCGCTATTAATGACATTATTCAGCAAAACATTGAGTCAATCCACGATGAGGACTTTCATGTTGATGAAACAAGGCAGTTAATATCTATGACTACTGAGGGGTTGATTAGTGTTATTAATACGGTTGTCAAGGTAGCTGCTGATAAAGTAACAAATGCAACCGAAAGAGAAGCAATTTTAAAGATGGTTAATTAGATGCAAATAAAGGGGAATATATGTCAGAGCATTGGTATTGCGCCAAAACAGGCGAACCACGCTATACCACCATTGGTAAAAATGGAAAAGAAAGAAGCACCACACTTAGAGACGCAAAGTCAGCACCAGGAACACTTGTGCCAAGCGTATCAACTATTATCGGATTGTTATCGAAAACAGGGCTTAATACATTTTTCCAGCAAGAAGCAATATACGCAACGCTTGCTAATCCTTGCTTAGATGGAGAAGATGAAAAGTCTTATATAAGTCGTGTATTAGAGCTTGCCAAGCGTAAATCTAGGGAAGCTGCCGATAGAGGCACATTAATCCATAACTTCATAGAAACCCATTACAACGGTGATTTTATTCCTGAGAGGCCAGCGTATGTATCTATGGTTGTTAATGCCGTAGAAGCCCATTTTGGGGTTCAGGATTGGATTGCAGAGAAGTCTTTAGTATCACCAGAAGGTTATGGCGGAAAATGCGACCTGTATTGCAATGGAGTAGTAATTGACTTTAAGACTACGGAGAAATCCCCTGGTGATTTAACACCCTACCTAGAGCATACCATTCAATTAGCAGCCTACAGAGAGGTTTTAAGCCCTAAAGCTAGATGTGCTAATGTGTATATCAATGGCACTACTAATGAAGTAGCCATATATGAGCATGATGAGCAAGACATTAGAGATGGGTATGAAATGTTTTTAAACTTGCTAAATATCTACAAACTTAAAAATAAGTTAAACTAATCCAAGAGTCGGTAGGTGTGCTATCCCCTTTGCACAACCATACATCACGGAGTCCTGCCGACTCACCTTATTCTGGGCGTTAAGCCGCCAATGTAGGATGCAGTAATTGGGTTATTTTGCGGCTTTCTCGCCCATTGATAGCAACTGCCAAATACAGCCCAATTATTTTTTATTTTCTTGACCTAGGTCAATTTTTTACCTCAAATATTAAGTTAAATTACTTTTAACGCAGCAATAACGCTGCTTAACAAGGGGAAACAAAATGGATTTACAAAGCACTTCATTGTATTTAGGCGATACATTACTTGATGTAGATTTTTACATGATTGAACCAGAAGATGATATTGGCTATACAGGCGATATAGAAATTGAAGATGTACGCATTGCAAACACAGACATTAGCGTATTAGAAATGATTATTGCGCTAGATTGGGATAAATTTCAAAAACAAGTAGAGGAAAATGTATGAATATCAAGCTAAGATTAGACCAAATTAATCGTTTAAAAGCAGCATCAAGCGGTGTATATGGTGATTTGCGTGACAAAATGACAGATGACCATGTTGAAGCTGTAAGCAAAAAAATAGATGAGGTATTGTTTGAATTACATAATGAATCTCCTGAGGCATTTACTACTTTTGCTTATAAAAATCAACAAGGTAGAGTAATGTTTAGCAAACTGGCCCAATATTGATGACTTTAAATTTACATAACATTTTTGCAGAAAAATCCCCTTGCGATAGGTGCGACCAATTTGATGAATGTAAAGATTCTGAGTTAGCTTGTAGAGCATTTAGCTTTTATGTATTAAATGGTTTTTTTTATGAAGAAACTCCCAAATACCCTACAAATAATCTTTTTAATAAGATATTTAAAGAAGATGATAACGCTCTTAAAAATTACTTAAAATCAGTAAGGGCTAAAGAGCAAATGGGTATTGTAGATTTATTTGAGAAAGAATAAGCAAATGGATATAAGAATTGAAATTGTTAAAGAAAATGAAGATGGTTCAGCAGACGCTTTAGTACATTTTGACAAGGAAGGTCTTGGAATGTTGGTGCAATACGGCATTATTGAAATGCTTAAACAGGCTATTAATGAATACAAAATACCAGCTAAGAAAGGTAAAAAATGACATTATTTATTAGTTTTTTGGCTTTATCAGGAATGATAGCTTGGATAGGCGTTATGGCTATTATTGCGTTAATTTGGATGGAGAAAAGATGAATAACGATTACATATACACGCCCGTAGGTACAGACATTACTGTACGCTGGAAGTTGACTGGTTGGATTCCACCATCTGAATTGCTAGAATATCAAGATAAATGGAAGTATTACCAAGAATTGCCATTACGCAAACTAGACGATAATGCCAAAAAAGAATACGAATTAGTAATGAAAAAAGCTAAAGTAATGCGTATTCGTTAGCTATTTTTAATCATATTTAAAGCTTCTTTTTCTTCTTTATCCACTCTGGCAAGCCAACCTTTGCCAAAGACAGGAAATGTTTTTAATGATTGGTAGTATTCACGCCTAGCGGTAGAGAATTTCTCGATAATATTTGCGCTATTACTGGCGGAAATAAGTTCTCTTGTTCTTGGACCAATAACTCCGTCAGGTACGCAGCCAATAGCGGACTGAAGAAGTTTAACGCTTCTTCCTGGGCCTGCGTTAACTGCCATTGAAAATACAACAAAGTCAAGTCCCCTAGGTAATACTTCACAATATGCTGTTCTCCAATATTTAAGCTCGTACAAGGGGGCTACATCGGCTTTGGTGAGGTCTTTCATGGTCTTAACGGGATGACCTACATACTCCTCCCAAACAGCCTTAGTAACCCCTAAATTTGTTTCACCGCCTGGGTCGCTAGGATGATTAACCCATCCACCTTCGGAAGTTAATACTAAATCTAAACACTCTTGAAAATTATTGGCCATTTAATCCTACTTGTTGGTTAATCCAGTCTTGCAAAGTAATTAATTGCTGGGTTGTTTGGGCGCATTGCTCGGCAACAAGTAATATGTCAACGGTTTTTCCATTAATGGCAACGGTGGAGTTGGCATTGTAGGACATTGAACCGCTACTGGCGTTGTGCAAGCTGCTATAAAAATTGTGGATATTATCAACATTAGCTTGATAAGTTTTTTTAACATTGTCATTAATTATCTCCTGTTCTTTCTTAATTGCTTTATTGGCATCAATTTGTTTTTGAGCCTCTAAAACTACTTTGCTTTCAAAATCAGCAAAGCGTAAATGTTCTATATAAAAACCAGCTCCAAAACCACCAAAGGCTATAGCCATGTAAATATAGACTTGACTGCCCATACTTGTTAATAAGTTAAATAGAAAGCTCATTGTGGCTCTGCACCTGATAATTGTTTGCCAGCTACTGAAGCTGCGCCTGAACCTGAAATAATGCCTAAAGCGCCTGCAAGCTCTGTAAGGCTAATTTCTTTGCCAGAATAGATTAAATAAATAGCTGATAAACCAACCAATAAAAAGCCAAGCATCCATGCCCATCTTGCTATGCAATGGGTTTGATTGTCTTTTCCAGTCAATATCTGTGTAAATATTCCATTCATATTTTATACCCCCAAGTCAAATACCAAGCAATAACCGCAGCAGCCGCAAAACAATAAAATTGAACTTTTCTAACAGCTTTTAAATCGTGCTGGAATTCTTCATTGTCTTTGCGTTGCATATTTTCAATATCTAATTTAATTTTAAGTACCGCTTCCCATTCTTTTGCGCCATATTTTTTTACAAAATCAATTTTTAATTTGGCTTCTTCATCGCTTATTTGTTTTTTATGTTTCCAAGATTCTAAAGCTTTAATTAATGCTCGTTCTTTTTTAAACTCTGCTTCTCGTCTTTGTCTTAATCGTTCTTGTGCTTGTTTGTTAGCAACATCAAAGCCATCTCTTTGTATGTTTTCAATAGACTCAGATAGCCCTTTGCTTGCTGCTCTGCTTGCTTCGATGCTATCTGTAAGGCTTCTAACGCCTTCAGGTATTCCGTATGCCACATCATTTACTTGTAAAATAGTGTGCAATAAAGCCAATAATAGAACTAATGCTTGATACAACCATCATGCCTACCCAAAAGCCACCTCTGCCTTTATTAGCCAAAGCAAGCAATTCTTCCATGCCTTCTTCTAGCTTATCTACTTTTTGAGTTAAAGTATCAACCTTTTCCCAAAGTTGTCCGTATCGTACTGGGTCAATTTCAAAAGACATATTCAAGCCTTAAAAGTTTATAAAGAGCC